ATGTTTGTGATGCGGTTTTAAACCCAGCTGATCCAGCCTTTGCTACTTGAAATAAACCTTGAGCGGCAGTTGCGTTTTGCTGACTTTTTGCTACAACAGACTCAGTTGTTGCCCCAGCGTCAAGTGCTGTTTCCTTTGTAATAGCTGCGCCACCGGTACGCGCTTTATAAATTAAACCGTTAATCATCATTTGACGAAGAATTGGGTCTCCACCAAAATAAATATCAAGCATTGAATACAACGAGTTACCTGGCTGTAAACCAATCATTACTTCGCGCTGGCTAGGTGTTTTGCTTGCGCCGTACGCTTGAGCATAGTCTTTACAAATCTTTTTCCAGATATCATCAATTATCTGATCTGGCGGTTTCATATTGCCGTCTTCATCACGAATACGAATACCTATACCGCGAAGCATATTTACATTTCGAGCAGCTTGTTGCGCTCCATATGCTCTTGTTGTTCCTTCAATTCCCGCACCCGGCAAAATGTTAGAGACAGCTGCAATACCACCCATAACGCTGCCCTGTAAACCGCCAGCTGCGCCTTGTGTAAAGTTAGCGCCTGTAAGTCCATAGCTTTGAGCGGCAACAAGTGCCGTCATAGCGTCCATCTTATTGTTTACTGTACCTGTACGAGATATATCACTTTGAAACCGGCCCATAGTTTCATAATCTTTACTTCCGCCGGTTCTAAAGTTTTTAAAATTTGGACCAGGAATTGGGTATCCCATTTCCACGTTTCCACTGTATTTTCTATCTCTACCGTTGTAATCTCCTGAAAAGAAAGCCGCACCCTGCAACATTAACTCTGCTTGTGTGACCTCTTCGGTAGAGGATAAAGCTCCAGCGCCAACAGCGCCTGCATAAAGCATTGCAGCGGCTGGGTTTTGTTTTACGTAATTAGTTAAATTACGCCCATAACTGATAGGTTGTTTAAATACTTTATTATCGTCGTCGTCGTCCCCATACCCAAATCCACCAAATGATCCAGGTCCGCGACTACCGCCTCCGCCTCCGGCAACTGGAACAATTGGAGTAGCTGGCGGAGTAAAACGTGGGGACGGTGCAATTTGATTAGAGCTTGTAGATCCACCGCCTTGATAAACGGCAACAGCGCGGCTTTCAGTAGTATTTACTTTTTGCAGGACTCCGCCAACGGCTGAACCGGCATCGAGCGCAGCAGTCTTTATACTTGCAAGGCTTTGCAAAGCTCGTGGTGCCGGTAGGTTCATACCGCTTCTTGGGTCTGCCACAGCTACTTCCTTCCGTTAAACCGTTGCGCTCTTTCTAACCAGTTTTGTCTTTCTCTAACTGAAAGGTTTTTAATCTCTGTTAAAGTCCAACCCGTAAACGTTCTAGTCAAAATCTCATAATGATCTAAAAGTAGATCGTATGTGACTTGGCTATAGACGAAACAAATCTACAAGGCTAAGTGGGATTTCAATCTTTTCCTCACATGCCTTGCAGACCTTGCTCACCTCCCCAAGGCGTGGGCCTGGATTTCTTTCTAATATTGAGTCAATAATCTTTGAGCGGTCTGACATACCCAAAGCAAGAGGCCCAGCGTTACCAATAGACATCTCTCCATCAATTGATGTGATACAGCCAGCTAACAAAATAGTGTTTACTTCTGGAACGCTCATTTGAGTATTTTCCATAAGCTTTTTTTGAATAGAACCTGTTGGTAGACGAAGAGCTACTTTTCCTAATTTTGTTTCAACAACCCAATTACGATCATTTACTCTGTCTTTAAGACTTTTAAAAGGTACATCGTTAAGCAGATGCACATCGGATTGTTGTTCAACGTTACAATTTGGGCAACGAAGTTTTAGGTCTAACGCCTCACCAAAAGTGACTCTACGGATTCCAAGAAGAATTGCGTCTCTGTCTCCAGATAGCAATAGATCAATGTCGTCCCTAGTAACCTCTTTATCTCCAAGCTTTACCAAACCACGCTCTAAAAGAACGTGAAGAGATTTAGCTGTAGATCCTGCTTTTGCAATTGCTTCCTCATCAGCGCCGGTTAGTTCCCTAACCTCAGCGGTAGTAATAAGGACGCCATCAAGGGTGATATACCCTCCAGGCAATTCAACTTCAGAGGCGGAAGGGGCCCGAGTCTCTACGAGTTTCTCGGGCTCCTTCATAGCCTTTTCAGCGTACTGTGATACAAGTTCTGCGTCGGTAATTATTTCAGCCACTTTTTATACTCCTATTTGATTGATTACGCTAGTGTTGATCTGCTAATTGGTGTGAAGTTTGCATCAGTAAAGAATACTGACAAACCTTCGTGAACAAGAGCCATTGATTCGTAAAGAATAGCTCCGTCATTTGCGTTTAGATCTGTGTAGTTTAACTGTGTAATCCAAGCGTTACGGATGTCAAAGCCCATTTTTGGGGTGTTTGCATTTGTAGCGCCAGCATTTGGGTGGTCCATTACATAGATCTTCATGTTAACGCGGAAGCTCTTAGCTGCTACTGAAAGTCCATCTCCAGCTACAGCTGCAAACAATCCACGCATCCAAGCCTGAGCTTGGTCATTTCCGTAAAGCACACCACGTTGTAGCGTGATTGGGCTAAATGTTGTCATTCCAGGCACCTGGTGAACAGTGGTGTTATAACCACCCTCACGGTACTGAATTGATTGAGTAGTGATGTTTAAACCACTGATTGAGCTAAAACCGCCTACCCAACCGTTTGACTGTCCACTTGCTGTTGTAGCAGAGTTAGACGTTTCAATCTTGTTTGTAAATACGTCGTCTGTACCCACTTTGTTGAATTCGACATAAAACCGAAAGCTACGTAATGGATCAGTCGCTAATGTTGAGAAGCGATTAATAATACTGCTTGGCATTTTTATTTATCTCCTTTACGCCACAGTAACGGTGGTTCCACCGTCAAACTGACCGATCTTGATGACAATGAATTCCGCTGGACGCTGTAAGGCAACACCAACCGCAATGTTAAGTTCACCATTGTCAATTGATACCTGCGGGTTGTTTCCTGCGTCAGCTTGGACGAAATAGGCCTGTTGAGGTGTTGCACCTGCGAGACCCCCTTGTGACCAGAAAGCTGTGAGGAAACTGCTAATTGTTGAATTAACACGACGCAGGGTTTCTGGTGTGTTTGGCTCAAAAACAGCAAACTGAGTAAGGTCTGATAAAGCCTTCTTCAAGTAGATAAGTGTACGACGAGTTGGAACGTATTTGTCTAGAGTTCCCGCTTTTAGTGTGCGAGCTCCCATAACACAAATACCAGTACCTGGAACAAACTTAATTGCGTTTACAGGTGCAGCTGTTGAGTTCATAAGATCCAACTCAGCATTAGTTAAGCTGGTAACCGCAACTGCTCCAGAAACTCTAGCTCCAAGACCAGCAGGTGCTTTAAACACTCCGCGAGATGAATCTGTTGCGGCATATAAACCAACAACAGCGCCTCCAGCTCCAATACTACGTACTGCGGTAGAAGAACCGCCAACTCCAACTGTTGGGTCAGCAATAATTATACGTGGGTAGTAGACAGCGGCAGCCGAACTTGGTGTGTAAGTTGATGCAAGGTTTAGCTGTGTGCTAGATGTTGCAGCGTTTCCTACCGGAAGGTCTGATCCGTCAATAACAACAAATATATCTCCGCGAGCCTCTGCATAAGTAATTGCTGCGTTTATTGATGTAGCGTCAGTACGACCTGCAACATTAAGAGTTAGTGAGTTAAGTATTGTGTCAAAAACAGAATAGGTGCTGATGCTGGCAATGTTTCCACCGTTTGCACCAGTAGCTAACACTCCGTTAGCAACTAATGCTGGGTTTCTAGTTCCACCAGTAGCAGCTGAGCCTTGATCTAAAGCAATTACAAAGTTAGATGTGCTGTTAATTACAGACAGCGCATAACGAGCATTTGATGTTGTCATTGATAGGTCTGTAAATGTTTCAACAATCTCAGCATCTGTATTTCCACCTTTAAAAACAGTTAAGTTAAATAGGTTAGCTGTTGTTGAGTCTGTAATTGAAACGTTTAAATCGTTACCCCAAGTACCAGCATTAAGAGCCTGAATACGAAGAGTAGCGGCTGGTGTACCTGCGCGGTCGTTAATGGTTCTAAATGCAGATACTGAACCCGCACCTACGGCACGAGCAACGTATGCACGGTTTCCACCGTTTTGAAAGAATGTGTACAGCGCTAGAGGAAGTTCATTTCCAGCAGTTGTATTGTAAGTACCAAAAATTTTTGTGTACTCACTCCAGCTATTAACAAGAGCTGGTGTTAATGGGCCTCTGTCATTGGCGCCATAAAAAGCAGCAATTGTTGTTGATAGTGGTGCAGCAATAGTTTGAACGGGATTAATCGTCTCTTGAACGTAAACCCCAGGGCGACTAAATGGCATTAATTTATCTCCTTAGTTATATACATAGGTGCGAGTTATTGAACCGGATTGTAGTTAGAAGGGATGTTCGAGTTTGTAGTGTTCACAGAAGCGGTGCTTACAGCCAGTTTAGCGGTAGCCTGCTCAGCAGACATCTCACTAATTACTCTAATTGTTAGCACGTTACGGAGAAGGCGTCTGTTTCCAGTATCGCTATCTGCCGTATCCCGTTTTGTAAATCCATCAAGGAACATATGACGTCGGGAACTTTCGGTCCCTAGTTCATTAGGTACAACCAAGTACCCGAACTTTGATGGAAATTTTCTCATTAACTGGAGCATAATTGCTCTGTCATGTCGAGGATGCCTAGCGTGAGACATGATTTGGTAAATTAGGTCGTAAGCAACAGGCACGTCGTAGGTAAAAAGATAGTTGGCAACAGGAGTTTGAGTTCCTCGGTTGTCGGTATCAGAAAAACGACCCTGTGTTTGGCGGTCGTTTGCCGGGACAATGTCAATAAGATCAATAGTAATAAACGGAAAGTCTTGAGTTCTAACCTCAACGTCAGGGTAGCCAAACCAAATTTTAACTTGACGAGCGGCGTTTTTTTCATCCGACACGGTCATACCGTTAAGTAGAGTTTTAATAGCTAGGTCTTCGGCAACAATAAAAGGATTACCCATTAGAGGCCCACCCCTTCTTCTAAAACATACATAACAGATTTTAATCCAATTATGTCTGCAATATATTTGTCAGCTCTATCGGCAAAAGGTCGTAGGACGGCGTTTGGGTTTCCACCATCGCCGTACTCTAGGTTTTGGATTGCCTCAAAAGAGGCTTCATCTGAGCAGCTGATGTAGAGAATTCCATAGTCGTAGCTAATTTCTAGGGCGTCTACAAGATTTACAGGCCAGCCTGCGGACAGCGAAAAGTCTTTAAGACTTGCTTTAAGAACTGGAAGCATTTCATCTACAGCTTCTTGAGAAAGGAAGTCGGCTTCTTTACTTGTTAGTAACACGTCGAAGCACTCTTCCCGCTGTATACGCACCCGCTAAGCCATACCAAAGTTTTTTACTATCCTTTGCCGACATCATTCCTTGAGTTGCAGCTTTAATGAACTCAACAGTGTCAGGACCATCTACTTTTTTATCGTAGGGCATGGCAATCTCCAATCGGAGTAGGGCATCGTAATACGCAGGGGTAGAGCTTTGATCCCGCACGGAATCAATTAAATCATAAAGCAAGAAGCCCCCTTTCGGGGGCTAATCGCTTACTTCTTTTTAGGCTTACTTGCCGTAGTTTGTGTTGGACCGTCAAAGTGAACGGTCTTAGTCACAATTTTTTTAACCTTTGGGCCACCCATAACCTGAGTAGAACTCATGTTCCTAACAGGCTTTTTGGCGGCTATTTTTATAGCTTTACCAAGCGATGACTTTAACCCATTTTTGTTGTTCATTTACTTCTTCTTAATCTTCTTAGCTAATTTAGCGTCGTTCTTTTCATCTTTTTTCTCAAACTTTTTCTTTTGAGCAGGGGTCATGCCTTTGGTCCACTTTTTGTCATCGTGTGCCATTACATGCCCTTCTTTTTAACCATAGAGGCTTTCTTAGCCTTTGCAGGTGCAGCCTTCTTGGCAGCAAACTTCTTGTTCGCCGCCGTTACTGTCTTCATCCCGTGCTTGTTCTTTGGATCCCCACAGCCGCAAGTCGCGCACATTACATACCTTTCTTTCTGTTCATAGAAGTCTTTTTATATGCAGGAGCTGACTTCTTATACACAGGTGCCGCCTTCTTAACTGCGGCTTTTTTACCCATGGCTTTTTTCATATTGCCCATACAGCCGCAAGTAGCGCACATTATTTCTTCTTCTTTGCACGAAGGGCGGCAAAGTCAGAGCGCTCTAACTTGCCATCTTTATCCATATCAAGCTTCTTTTGCTTTGGTGACATCTTCTTTGCCTTACATGATTTACAGGTACCGCAAGTACAAGACTTCTTTGCAGTCTTCTTGCAAGCGCCTTTACATCCTGGCTTTGAACAGCCGCATCCACATGATTTGCACATTATTTTTTCTTCTTTCTGGCGGCCGCGGCGTTGTCAACAAGATTAGGATAAGGGCGGCCTGCTGCCTTAGCCTTTGCTTTAGCAGAGGACTTCTGCTTCTTATTTAGTTTACTAGTAGATTCTGGTGACGGATCCTTCTTGTCCCAGAAAGCTTTTTTCTTAGGTGCCATTAGAACGTAACCGCCATAACCGCTACGGAAGGTGTACCAGAAGCACTTATTGCATATAGATCTGTTCCAGCAACTACCGGGTCAATAATTGTAGTTTCTCCAGAATTAAGACGAAGGCCTGTGGCCGCCGTTACTCCTGTAATTCCAACAAATACATTTATGGAAGCATCAAGGTTCTTCACATAAATCTTATAATGGGAAGACGGGGTTCCTCCAACCGTATTGATCTTTGTAGCCGTGCTTGAATTAAGCGCAATTTGCGCGGTTGCTAGTGCCATTGTGTCTCCTTAGTTAGCAAATGATTGGAACTGTGGATCATTAACCATTTCTTCTGGCATAATTTGTTGGCAATCAACCACTAACAAAGTAAACCGTTCAGCGACAATTCCGCGTTGTTGAACGCCGAACGGTCTGTAGACTTGGTTTTTCCAGACTATTCTACCCCTATTTTGGAAATCTGGATTCGCTATAACTCCGGGAGCAATGTTATTTACGTCTTCAATATTTAAAGTAAGGTGAAGCTGATCGGCGTTGTAGTAACCGCCCTGGCTAGTTCTTGCTTGACCTTGTTGAATAACGGCTCGGACTACGGGTAACTCAAATGGCCCTGTCCAACGCTTACCGCCAAGAGTTCCACTTATGTCTTGACCCACATCGTAAATAGGATCAATAACAGAGGTTGTAGCATCGTAGACGTACCAAAGAGCCTTAGTTCCTACAGGGTTCTTAAGATCAGTGTCGACTCCTACAAGGATGTCATCTGTCTCAAAGTCTGCGTCAAACCGGCCACCGGGAGAGTAGGACCGCATTTAAACTTATTCTGCTACTGCTACGAACTCAGGAAATTTTTCTTTAAGTTGAGCTATACCGTCACGAAGACGTTCTTTCATTCGCTCATCTGTAGCATTATCTAGCTCAGTTGTAAGAGTCACAAGAGCTGCATCAAATAGAGTCTGATCCATTTGTCCCATCCTTTTCTTTATAGAACTCAAGGTTACGCTGTAAACGCTCATCTGTCGGGGTTACCGCTAGAGCCTTTTCTCCGTAAGTAAGGGCAAGCTCGGTTTTACCAAGCCAAAATGCGGCAATAGCGGCGTAATCATAGGAGCGGAAATCCCAAGCCCACGGCTCA